CATACTACAGGAGCAAATCCCGTGTTGGGGTCAAGATTTTCTGTCTGCTGGAGTAACTGAACCTGAGCAGCATAATTACCCTCAACATCAATGACCTTAGCCTCAATTCTTACGGTATCAACCCAAGTATCAGACGCAGGATTTAATTCCATCGTTCCTTGCCAGAAACTAATCAGGAAGGGAGTGACACTCTCTGTTCTGGTTGCGAATGGTTGATTAATGTATTCAACCTCACTGTAATCCAGTGTGATTACATCATTTGCCTTTCTTATGTTATTTCCCTCTGGTTCAGCGAATAGTAAATCCCTTTGGAAATCCACAGGATTATTAGGATCAAAAACATTAACTACAGGTCCAAATATAAGATCAACTGAATTGGTATAATGTCTTGGTCTCAATTCCTTTTGAGCCCTATCAATACTATTTTTAATTCGTGCTTTATCCTCTTGAGCATCGAATCCAGTAAAATTGTCAACAAAGAAACCGGATTTAAATCTATTCAATCCCTCAGAGTCTGGAACAAAAAGATTTGCTGTGTTTGCTTCCAGTAAAGAGAGCGATGTATAATACTCAAGACTTGAAATTCTATTCTCAAGTTGCTTGATATCCTTCATCTGATATCTCTTATGCTCCAAGAATCTTACAGATGCTTGATTGACATTATAGAGATATGGTGGAAGGGTAACTGTGGCAACCTCCAAGGCATCATCAATTGGATTTGGTGCCTGTGGTAGTTCTGATGGGGTTCCGTAAATAATTTGGAACTTACCTTTCTGATCCAAGAACACTCTATCAATTCTTCCAAGATAATGAGTGAATGATGTAAGAATTGCCTCATCTGATGCCAAAGCATTAGATGCAGAATTACCAGCACCATCAAAGGTTCTTCCAAAGAATTCAAGTGGAGATCTTGATCCTTCAGTAAGAGTATAATCAGAAACTCTTGGTCTGATATCAATTATATCGCTATTCGCATCTCCATTAACCGCCTTAATTTCAGTAGAGTAATCAAAGTTTTTATATGACTCAACAGTGGTAAGATCCCCATTATCAGTTGAATCAAAAAAGGCACTCTTATAATAAATTTTTAATTTCTTAGAAGGAAGAGTTTTACCCTCTTTGACTACAATTCTTCCATGATCATAGAAAGTATCTTCCTGACCAGTTCTAAATTTGTAATTATCAGAGATATCAAAACTATCGTCAGAAAGGACGGATACTACTGCTCCGATTCCAGTGTTCTGGAAGATCACTGATTCTCCCTCAACAAACTTCTTATCATTCTTAGAGAGATATGAAATTTGTGCGGAAGATAGTTTCTCTGCTACGATAGCACTCGCACCTGATACCTGTCCGATAAAGGACTCTCCAATTATAAGTTCCCCAGTGGTGGTTGATGTACTATTAATAGTAGTCAGAGATACTTTAGGTGCGGTAGCAGCATTAGTATCGGAAGATTCAAAAATGCCATGGACCTCAATTACATCCGGGACATTTAGAGATATGGTAGCATCTTGAACCCTAGTTCCATAAGGGAATTTACCCTCACCAAAATCTAATCCGTCATTTAGAGTTGTTGACCCAATACCAGATGCTTTGTTATTTGATTTTTCAACAACTATAGACTTAACACTATTCTTAATCTTAACTTTTGATGTTGGTTTAACCTTCTTCAGAGATACAATCAGGGAGGCACCAGTATCGTTAGCACCAAGACCAACAATATTCAGTCCAGTTCCTGCTGTAGTAATATTAAATTTACCCCCATCCAGGGCTTCAGTTTCGCCATCTGATCTGATCAGAGCATATCTTTCCTCATCAAAGGGCAGGAATGACTCATTCGGACCAGCAGTTATCTGAGCACTGAGTTGACCATTAACAATGTCAACGGTTAGAACTTTTCTTATAGTCAGACTTGCATTTGTAAAATCTACTGATTCAACATCTGTTCTTGGTAATCTAGTATAAAGGGTGCTGTCAGAGGAGGGATCTAGTTTGGTGGTTACAAGTTTAAAATCACTTACATCAAGAGATGCAGTTGGAAGAGCACCAACAGCAATTCCAGGCACAGGAGTTACCGCACTAATTCCAATACTATCAATTCCAACCTTTGTAACTCTTCCGACCGAAACATCAGTTATTGTTAGGTTAGTATTTGTATATTCTACAAGGTCACCAATCTTAAATGCTCCTGGGATAGCATTACTGGTGCTTCTTACCGTGCTCATACCACCAGATGCGGGGGATATGGTAGCAACACCAACAGTAACTAATGGAGATTGAACAACGTCAGCAGCAAAAGTACCGACGCCAAGTGCTCTATTATTACTGCCAAAAACGGATTTTACATCTGATAATGTGTATGCTGTAACTGCTATCGCAACTCTGCTCTGTTGGAATCCAGAAGAACCGTCAAGAACCCCATTAAATATCAAAGCTTCATTGGGAATAAAGTCTCCCTCAACCTCATAAACTGACAAAGCATTAGAGTCAGTAATCGCATCCTTAATAAATGCGGTTGCTCCACTTCTATTTCCCTGAACATGTGTGGGAACAGTAAGGGTGGTTGCCTGATTAAGAACAAAATCTACTGTTGTCTGAACATCATACAGTGCTAGATTCCACTCATTAAGACTACTATTGCTGGTATTATAAGATCCAGACTCTAATCTATAGTCATATACCCTAGCAACACCAATCTCTCTACCAGGAGGATTAGGAGTACCACCAGTTCCATCTGTGGTGAGACCAACCCTTTGATCCCTCAAACTTAGAACGTATGTGTTACCAACTCCAACATCCGGTGATCTCCAAGTTCTATTAACCCTCAGTGTTGGACCAGTATTATAAATTATTGATTGATCTTCAATGGTTGCCGTTGTTCTTGGTTTGGGAACATCAATAAAAGTTGAACTTGAAATATCAATATCGTAACCACGAACAAATGCCCTACCAGGAGAGAACTTGTAAAGCATCAAATCATCAGATGGAGTCTGTCCACCATAGGTCAATTGACCAGAGGTAAATACTCCTCTATTTCCCTTTCCGTTGTTAAGAGATTCCTTAAGTGATATATCAAATGCTTTTACGTAGTAATCACCAGATTCTGCATATGTTCTTCTTGCCAGAACGTCCGTCCAATCTTTATATCCTACTCCTCCACCTAAATCTCCCCTCTTATATGGGGATTTGATATTTCCTTCCTCAATAATAGATAATTCTACAAACTGATCATCATTGTAATCAGTTACTGGTTTTTTAAACAAACTTAAGGAGATCTTAAGTCTATCCGCACCTGGAGATGAGTAATTATTAAAACCCTGTGAGTTATCATTTAGGTTTTCATCCTCATCAGCGTTTACAATAGATTCATTTACAAATAGACCAACCCTATAACTTGGATTGCTATTATATTGATCCAGAATTAGGGTTTCTGTAGCAACATTGACAAAATGTCCACGAACAAAATATACACCTTCTTGAATCTGGAAAGCAGATCCTGTGGCAGCTGCCTCATCCGCAATGGTCGTCGCAAAGGGAGCTCCAATAGCAATAGTGGAGTTTCCAAGCAAACCAGAAGCGATAATTTGATTACAAGTTAGATTTTCCCCATCAGAGAAAACTTGAGTAGCATTATTAGTTGTGCTTGAATTAAGATAATTGATATAAAGTGTAAGATTTCCTCTTTCAGAATCCTCAGGTAAAAGAACCTTATCTACAACAGCACTTACCCCAGATGTCACTCCAGTAATTTTAGTTCCAACTAACTGCTGAGCGTATGCCGCAACAGGAACTCCCAAATAAGTATTCTGAAGTTGAATACCATAATACAACTGGGTATAACCAGTATTACCTGGAATTACCTTAGCACCCTCTTTAAAAAAGTGTTGACCAAACTTTTCAATCTGATTCTGAAGAATAGATTGTAAGGTAGTTAATTCTCTTGCCTGGACCGGATATCCAGGTTTGAATAGCACCTTATGATAATCATCTACCGGATCAAAGTCATCAAAATATGGTGCTACGTTGAGGTTCGTTTGCTGTGGCATAATTCTTTAGAACTGCAAAATAATTTTGATATCTTCTTTTTGGTTAGATGATCTGGTGATTGAGGGTCTGTTATCAACGTAAATAATATTTCCAGCATGTTTCTTAACCTCTGGACCCGCAACTCCACTTGTAAATGACTGACCAAGATAATATGTACGATTATTTATTACGCTTGTGATACCAGTAAAACCTGTATCAATTAACAAGTTAGATCCACTTGAGGGTACAATAGTAACTGATCCACCCGCCGCAGGTGATGATGTAAATTCTTCTACATTAAATCCATAGGTAGGATTAGAAATACCAATTCCAGCATATGTGAATCCGAAATTCGTTTTATCCTGCCAGTATTTTAAAACACCTGTCGTTTGATTGTAACTTACAACCCTACCAACAGCAGTTGCTCCTGTTCCAACAGTTTGAATAAATGTTGAGTCAGCAGTAAATTGAGCAGAACTATATCCAGCTCCAGTGAGTTTAAGAGCATTTAGAACACTTGCCTTATCTGAAGTTAATACGTTTCCAGTCGAAACCTCTGGATTTTCAATAACACCTACTCTGGCAATTTGATTTCCTGTAATAAAATCGGGGTTTTCATTATCATTCTCAATTCTAGAATACAGTAGAACATTATATGCTCCCAATTCTCTGTAAATGTCTTTTCCATGACCACCCTGAGGGGACATGATAACATCAAATGTTGGAATAGTTGTTCCCGTTGGAACATTACCACCAACCAAATTTACACTTCCATAAGAGTAATTTGATCCTTGATTTGAAACTGTAACTCCACTAACCTTAGAATCTGCTCCAATTGTAATCGTACATTCAGCACCAGAACCATCACCTTGAATAGGCACCCTTGTATAAGTTGAGTTAGCAGTTCCAAGACCAACACCACCACCGGTCACAGTTACGATCTTAACCGATCCATCTACAGCATTATCTCTGACTGGGGCATTGTCGCTACTAGATCCCCAATTAGCGGGAACTGGCATAAAATCAGTAGATTCAAACTTTACAACTTCATTTGCCTTAATAGTGTACAGATATTTCCAAATATATCCATCACCACTTGATCCAGCAGATCTTGGTTCTAAATCAGTAAATGTTGGTTCATCAAGAGATGGCCTTCCATTAGGGTTATCTGGATCAGTTCCATTTTGTAAGCAGATATAAACCTTGAAATCACTATTCAGCACATAGAAGAATGATGAATATAGATTTGTAGCGCCAGATACAGATGCTGGTTTTGTTACACTATAATCATGACGATACATGTCATAGGTAGTTCCTGATGCCCAAGTTCTCTTGGGTATCACCTGTCTAACGTCAGAAGAATTAATCTTCTTCACAGCGATCATTGTGTCCCAATAATCATTCTCCTCCTCAAAATTATCTTTTGGTGCTGGTGGCGTTGTATCCCAATCACTTTGATAATCTGCTGGATTAGGTAACCCAATAAAAGAATAATATGCATTGGAACTGGAACTAACTCCAGATACAAAATTCTTTGCATTCAAAATTCTAATTTGATCAGTTATAATTGCAGCCATTTTGTGCCAGTTTAATGGAGTTTTTTTTATTTATCACACATCAAGTGATGTAATTCTTAAATTTAAGCGGAGCAGATCTTTCAACCCTCATTGAGGTAGTAATTCCGAGAACACCGTCATTAGTGTATGCGGTGTAACTATTTAATCCTGCCCTAGAAGCGAGTGATGCCCTACCCCAACTATATTCACCAAAACCTGCGACAGTAGATTTGGTTTGTGTGGTAATTCCTAATGCTTCTGACCTATCAAACGAATCATCAATATTGACAGACACCCTTCTACAAACTGTAGTGCCAATTCCTACACCAGCCGCATCTAAACGAATTGTTCTTTCAATGTTTTCGGCAGCCGCAACAACATATACATTATCAATATGAGACTTACCAACACCTGCTGTGTCACCATTGGGTGCGAGTGATATAATTGATGTTGTTGCCATTCCCACGTTAGAATTAGAAACTATGAAATAATCATTTACTTGTAATCCACTCAGGGTTGCTGCGGTTGAAACCAAGGAAGTATTTCTTAGTGCAGAATCAAATGGGATGTGCAGGTCAAATACAAACTGTGTAGTGACACCCGCGTTAATTGTTGTAGTTCCGAATCCAACAATAATTCCAGAGTCGCCCACAATGTTAGATGTGTTTACTAGGTTCTCCTCCTCACTATAACCTGGTTCACTTATCAGAACGACGGGTGGGTTTGTATTTGTATATCCAGTTCCAGCGTTTGTAATTGTGACGGAAGAAATAGTTCCACCAGCACTTATAACTGGATTCGCTGTTGCTGTGACAAGACCGGCAGAAGGAACACTTTGAGCGATTGATCCGACAACCACCACGGCGGTGCTATATCCAACACCACCATCAGAAATAACAATGGAAGAAATAGTACCAGTATCACTTACAACAGCAGTTGCGGCTGCTCCTGAGGTGACTGTCTGGGATGCGAACCTTATCTTTTCCTGGAATTGAAGCGAAACATTATTTTCGTTCTGTCCATTAAAGAGAGGTCTCATCCGATCAACATAAATTTCTGTTGATCCAATACCAACAGACTTGGTAATATATGCGTATGGATGAATTTGGGGTTCATAAAGTTCCCTATCTTTACCAACACGTTTTAAGTTAACAAGTTTGTCTTCTGTCTGTCTACACCACTTGATCCTTCTCGTCAGAGTTTCATCCTCAGTATTTCCTGGACCAAAATATGGATATGTTTGAACTTGGTCGGTAGAATTGACATTAGTTACTGTTCTTGCTTCCTCCTGTAAGGTTGAATCTTGACCAGCATTAGCATCATATCCAATGGTCAGGGTATCACCTTCTTTAACAGTTTCAATAACCTCTCTAAAGATAACATCCTGATCATCTCCGGTTCCCTTGTAGAAAATAATCTTACAACTATCGCCAACTTTTGGTGGTTCAGTGAATCTGATTACACTACCACCTGGGAACTCATAACCCTTTCCAGGTTCCTGTAAAATATCATTAATGGTTACGATGAGAACTTTTTCAACATCAACTTTAGATCCTCTTGGTGATCTGATAGAGATTTGTGACCCGGCAAGGGTAAGGTTAAATGCTCTAGTCGCTCCATCAAAAAGAACTGATGGATCATCGAGCATTTGAAGAACACCAACACTCCATCCAGTAAACTCATCAGAGAATACCTTCTGAACTGTCGCTTCAAAGTTGTTTCCGGTATACTGTTGTGTTGTAGGAATTCCAGTAAGTCCACCAGTTGGAATGGTAAGAATCTCACCTTCCTTATATCCGACACCCTTATTATTAATAGAGAAATCAATAACACTAGACCCCTGACCAACGACAATATCGATAGTTGCGTTCAATCCAGAGTTTGCCGCACCAACATAATTAAGTGGAATGTTAGTGTAAGAAAGTGGGTCATCAACAAACAGGGACAGTGGTCTACTGACCTTACCACACCTATTATAGAAGTGGGGACATGTTGAGATTCCCGTATTTACAACGAACTGGGTGGGAGAAAGAACTGCTATAACTGAGGAACCACCGGACGCGAAGTCATTTCCACTAGCAGACTTATTCTTCTTCCTTGGCGCATTAACAATCGCACCCTGTATCGTTCCACTATCCTTATAGAAGGTTGGAACTGTTGAAGGACCGGTGTTAACGACAAACTTAGTAGAATTAACAATCTCAATAACCCGAACTCCGCAGAATGCGGGATCAGTTGTTCTTGGATAAAGGTGTTCGGATGCTCCATTATCAAGACCACAAGTGAATGCGAGACCTGTCAATACAACACCTTTACCAACCTGTAAGAGGTGTGGTGTTGCTGTGGTGATTGTAGTAACACCAGTTAAATTATTATAATCGGCATCAGAGACATTAACAGGTGGAGCATAAGAACAGGTAAATGCGATACCAGATAACTTAATTGCTTCACCCTCAGTCAATCCATGAGCAGTAGATGTGGTAACTGTGGTGATTCCCGTAATGGAACTATATCCAACGTTAGTGATTGATTTTGTGGGATAGAACCTTGGAGTAGAATTATTTGTTACAGATATAGCAGTTGAAACGTGTCCATTGATAATGGTCGCAAATCCAACATGATATACTGAGGTTTCAACACCAACACTTGTAGAGGCAGCACTAACATTAACAAATCCAATCGGAGGACTATCTACAACAATACGGGCTTGAGTGCCTGTAGGAATTCCTACAGTCAGTGCCTGAGTTGAGAGAACTCTAGCAAAGGTTGATGAGGAAGATACGATAGTTCCTCCATAATAGGCATCAGCAACTCTTCCAAATTCAATCGTACAGTTAGCTCCTGTATTCAGTTGAGGTAAGAGATCAAGAACGCTTCCCGTATTAGGGATGAATATTTCAGTAGATCCAATACCCACAAACTCATTTGTTTTGACCAGGAATTCATACTGATCAGCAACCCTATATCCTGATCCAGTATTACCAATCGAAACATCTGTGAGGACACCAACGTTAGTAACCTTAGCAGTTGCTCCAGCAGAAACTAGAGGTTGATAACCAAATCCTTCTGTTGATCCAATAGAAAGGAGAACACCGCCAAGAGGTAAGTTTGTAGTATTAGCATCTGTGGTTGTAGAGGTTGCGGTTCCAGTAAAGGAGATAGTGGTGATACCAGATACTTCACCCATGGTAAAGTCTCTGGTGATTCCAGGACCCTGTAAAATATCATTAATCAGGATAATCGCATTTCCAGTAGAAATTCCAGAAACATCCGATGATCCACCGGCAGACAATGGATATGTGTCAGTGTTGCCATCAAATTTACCTGAGATACTATCAAAGAGGTAGTTTGTATGATAGGTGTCGGTTGAGGTTCCTGTGACACCCGATCTCATAAACATTCTTCCCTGGAAGGAGGAACTTGAAGAAACACCTTCCCAATCCCTTTCATCGGGCCTATTTGTTGTACTACCAATGGGTTGACCACCATAAGGTGCTTCGGCAAAATGAAGGACACTTTCAGTAATGTTGTAGTTTCCGACAACTTTAGTTACTGGATCCCCAGTATTTGCGGTGCCAACCTTTGTTCCTAATTGAGCTCTTTTTACAGTAAGTCTATTTGTGCTTCCAACACCAACAGCGGTGATTTTCATAATCTCATTACCAACCTGAACAAGATCAGAACCGAAGTAAGATTGTATACCACTCAGGTTGATAGCATTATCAACAGTGGTAACATTAGTGGTGAGTCCGGTTGTCTGTGATGTAGCAACAATTGGAGATTGAATCAAATTGTCAAGTGCGAGCAAACATCTTGAGTTTTGATTGGTTGCCACAAATCTATGTGAGGTTCCAACTCCAACACTTGCGATTTCCATAGGAATCGCAATTTTCTTAAGTGCATTTTCTGCCGAAGATGCGAGTTGAATCCTATCATCACCAAGTTTAATCGCATAAAGATCAGTCTCAATGGGTAGGAAGGTTGTATTGCCAACCCCAGGAATATTTGTCAGACCAATACCAATGGAGGATGTAATACCACCATTTCTGTCATAACGAATCCTTTCTCCAGAAACAAAGAAGTGATTTGGAATTCTAATGCTATTAGCATCAACACTAACAATGGAGGAGTCATCTCCCAAGAAATACTTCTCAAATATGGGTGCTGATCGATGCTCCAGCATGAAGGTTTTTCTAACAGCATTCTCTGTTCCTTCATACCTTGCGTAGTTAGAGGTAAGGAATCCATTACCAAATTCTCTATCATCCCTACTATCATCCTCAATCCTAAGTGCCTGCGTGTATACTTTAACATCAACACCAATATTTGCTTCTGGTGTAAAGGTTAGAGATATCCCACCACCAGCATTAAATCTGGAACCAAAGGTTCCAAGTCCACTTATATACGGCATCGGTGTATCAGTTTCTACAATACCAAATTCCGTAAGTTCTAAGTCCCCTGTTCCATCCTCATTACTATCAGTGTCCATGAGAACAATTTCTCTCATCTCATAGGTATCATTTGTGGTATCGGTTATTGATACCATGAAATACGCTGAATCATAGATGAAGTTGTATTCGGCAACGGTGGTTATGCCTGGAGTTCCTGAGGATGCGATTGTTGTTGATCTACCCTCAAGAAGGGCATGTTTCATCTGATCTGTGCTAATTCCAGATATTCCATCAGTTCCAAAACCAATCCTCACGGTATTAGAAGTTAGCGCAGCACCAACACTTGGTATAAAATCAACTTTTAGTTGATTACTATCAAGGTATGCGAAGTATGTTCCAAATCCAGGTCCGGTGAAGGATGTGCTATTTTCATTACTTACCAATCTACCAAATTCAGTTATACTTACATTGGTATCATCATGAATAATGTTTAATTCGTCATATTGGTGATCAATACTGTTCTCATCAGAAATGAGAGCCATAAGTTTCATTGATCTGGTTGTAGCAGCAGTCGATACCACATTTGTTCTAGATCCAGCACCCGCAGGAACAGCAACGCTAGTTGTGCGAATGTCTACGGCACCATTACCCAATACGATAGAGGTTCCTAGACCAACAACATTATCATCCAGATGATATGCGAGACTTACGAGTTGATAATCGTTAACAGCAAATTTTCTAGGGAAGAACTGTAGGGATCCTTGTGTTCCAGAGATTGTAAAATCAAAATCACCAAGATCATTGATGGAATACATTCTTCCATATTGGTTCATGAATGCGATCTGTCCATCCTGAATCATGGACACTATTCCAAATTGCCTTTCACTAGTAAATCTTTCATCCTTAAAGTAGATGAAATACTTAAGGAATCTACTTTGAGTAGCATTAAAACTATCAATGAGGGTAAATCTGGTTGCCCTTGGATTGCTATTAAACTGACCACTAAAATCATCAAAATCAACAGCTCTATTTCCGAATGACTCAAAGAAGTCTGTTAGAATTCTACTTGAGAAAATAATTTCATCGGAAAAGACCTGTCCAGAAGCATTAAGTGAATTTTCTAATGCCAGATCAAAATCATAGAAGCAATTAAAGTCTCCAATGCTATAGAGATCATTAACCACATCAAAGTATGAGAGTTCTGTGGACAATCCAACCCTCATTGAGTTCTGTTGAACTTCACTGAAATCTGCTGGAGTTTCTAATTGATAATCACAGAATTTCTGGAATCCTGCTGTATGATTTGTCGTACTTACTACATCATTCCAGGTATCAAAATTAACTCTTGATCTCAATGAATATGAGAAGTTCTGATAATAGAAACTATCCTGAATTCTTTGTATATTAGAATTAAGGAACCCAGAATCAGTGGTGGATCCTCTAACAACCCTTGATGACGCATCAAGAGTGAGATTAGACTGATATACAGTCACCTCATCGGCAACTCCTTGAGTTTTAGAAGCGAGTCCTTCAATTACCTCACCCTCTACGAAGTTTTTGGATGAGGAAACTCTAAGGGTTCCACTCTTTCTATCCCAACTCTCTACCCTTCCTGAGGCAGTCGAAGATCTGACTTCTTCACCATTAAGGAAATTGTTATCTTTAAGTAATATATTAAATTTGGGGAAATGTCTTTCAGAGATAACTCTTCCAGCAGAATTGAATTTGTCGAATTTACCAACAAATTCACCCTTAGACTCATCAAACAAACCATCAAGAGAATAACTGAAGGTAGCTCCAACTCCACCCAAATTCTTATCTACAAAGATAACAGGGAATAATTTGTAATTGTGGTCGATTGAGTTATACCCTATTCCGGTAGAACCGATACCCACACTGATATTTTCAATCAGAATCTTATCACCAACCTCAACAGGGAAGTCTTCACCAGCACTATATCCGGTGTCTAATTCTACGGTTACTTGTTTAGTAACTGTATTGAATCCAACCGTGCTGATTCCACATCCGTTGCTGTTATTAATTGGTATAATGTTGGGAAGAGTATTACTCATTCCCTTTGTATTTTTAAGGATGGTTACCTGATCGTCACCAAGATCATAATCAAGATCCACATCAGTGATGAGTTGATTGGTTTTTCCATCAAACGCTAATAGTCTTGGCGCTGAGGAATAACCTTTTCCAGCTGAAGTTATCCCAATAAACTCAAAGGATTTTAATGATCTGATACTAATCAGATTGGGAAGTGTGATGGATGGTCTAAGTGTTTTATCTGAAGGGAAATCATACCCAATATCTTTGATTTGAGTTTTAGTTATTTTTCCAATCAGATCACTTTCGGATTCTAAAATTGCTCCTACTCCTCTAGAAGTAGTAACCGTGTTGATACCGGGTAGTGATTGGTATCCCTTTCCAGGGTTTATAATTTCAATCCTTCTAATTGGACCATCTGTATGGGTACAATCAGTTTCATATGAAAGTATAGCAGAGGAAGTTGTAGAGATATAAGATGCTTTCTCTGGGGTTGGACCCATACTAAAACTGAATGAATTTGGTCCAGCAACGGAAATTTTATGCTTTCCATTGTAGATACTCTCCGCAACAGACAAGGTGTTGTTTTCATGAACCTCATCATCAATGTTAACTTCCGATTTTACTTCAGGAACATCACCACTTTCATATGTTGGGTCAAGTCTATAATATATTTCGGAAGGAGTTTTATCATTAACAGTTAAAGTAACTACTGCATTTGAATCAACACCAGGTGTTCCATTTCTAGTTAAATCATATCCAGTATTACCAACTTTTCCAACATACTTGTTAGTAAAATTCCTGTCAGCGTATAGGTTAAATTCAAAGGATGCGTAATCTGTAGACTGAATTTCGTGGGAAAGGGTTGAACTCGATAAATCAAATGTGACTGTAGAATCTTTATATACTTTTAATGGAGGGTTAATTGGATTAATTGTACCACCATCACCAGTGCTTCCAATTCCCACCGTAGTTGGAATCGGGTTGACAGATTTCTCAAATGTTTCAGAAAGTTTGAAGGTATTCTCATCAACTATGGAAACATAGTAAATTTCATTATCAGTAAGTCCTTCAGTGGGATTACTACTGTCTGCGGTATAAACAATCTTTTGCCCATCAATAAATCCATGCTTATTGAGGGTGATGGCATCAGTTGAAGTGTTAATTCCAGTGGATGTGTATGACCTAGCGTCTATAATCAATTTTCTATTAAAATCATTGTAAGAGACCTTAAACGCAGATGTCACACCTGGATTTACATCTAGAGTTATCTCATGTCCAATATGGATTCCATGGGTCACCGCAGTAGCTACAGTAACTGTATTCCTGCTAATATCTCCAGTGATAACACTATGATTAGTTTTGAGACTATGCTTAACTCCGGTTCCTATTCCAAGGAAGGAGACAGTGGTAATGGTGTCAATACCAACCACACCCTCATATATTCCGGTGGTTCCAAGACCAACCCTAGCGGTTGCTAATCCAATGAGATTATCTGCAATCTTAGCTACAAAGAAGGTAGTCCCATCGGTGACTGTCTGTCCAATTCCAATAAGACCAAACGCAGATGGATCCGCGCTATAATTAAATCCACCACCAGCGAGAGTGCTGGTGTGATTATCTTGGGCAATGAGTGCTTTTCCTCCATTTACTGAATAGGTGACTCTATCGCCAGTCTCAAGACCATGATCCTTGATAAAAATGGTTTTGGTTGGTATTGTAATAGAAGTCGCACCACTTCCAGGATTGTTAAAGAAAATGGTACTTCCAATACCAACTCCACCAGTGCTTCCTAATCCAACAGATTCTACTGGATTAAAGTATATCTCCTTGTTTACCCGATAATCAATATCAGTTTTAAACCCAGCAGAGATACTAATTTTTCTCTGAGTAATCGTTGCTGCGGTTCCGACAGTGTGGGCAACTCCAACGACACCATTTATAGATCTCTCAACCCTAACCCGCGATAGACGTTTATCAACATTGAGAACCCTTACCTGTTCGGTTCCAATCTCAAGGATGTCATTTTCCCTAATATTTGGATAATTAAGATTTCCAGTTAGGTTAAAGTGTGTGACCACCCCTGTAAATTGAGCGGTTCCAATACCATTGGTCGAAACCCCTACACCAGTAACCTTAAACACATCTGAACTGATACCTATAGAGTAAGTACCCTCTAAATCTGATGCACTTGTTGATAGTCCACTTATTGTTACAATATCCGCATTATTAAACTGATTTGGGTTTTCTGAGAATATAAGATACTTCCCTTTCCCATTGGGATAGAATTCAACATTCTGAATGGAACTAGTTGCAACACTTACACTATCAACAGGTCTTCCTAAGACGTGTGAGACCCTCGCAGAAACGCCTCCACCACCTGTTGCGACCTCATTAAATACGATTGTGTCCCCTACCTTGTAATTATCTCCACCGGTATTAATAGCGACCCTATTAACTCCACTTTTTGTGGTATTTTTAACTTCAATTTTTTGACTTAAATTTCCTGGAAGAGAAAGATACTTATACTTAATATCTTGGTCGTCAAAGAAATTGTATGGAGAAGTATTTTTTATATAATTGGTTGAGTTAATCTTATAAGCATCTTGGTTTGATACCTTTTGGAAGTTAAACTCATTTACTTTTGCGTGGAAATTTTCTCCAACCAAATACGGGAATTTCGGTCTTCTAAAATTCGTAAATGGAGATTGTGTATCTGCCTCGTCAGTTGCTACAGTGGCAAAATAAGCATAAGTTCCGTTAGGATACTCTGGAGTGATACAATGTCTTCCGTTGTTTTCATCGAGACAAGATTCACTAGATTTGTTCTCATAAACAAAATCATTAACAAAGAACCCAGATGGCCATATTGTCAGAGGAGGTCTTTGATCCGCATTTGCTCTTTCAACATATCCAGACTCCATAAGGGTGACTGCTCCACCAGATCTAGTGGTGTATCCGTAAGGTCCATAGATCGGGTGACCATCATATGACCATCCAATAATTGGGGAATGGTTTTGTGAGATTGCTTCTTGTTTAGTATTGACGTTTATTTCCAGATCAGACTTTCCATAAAGTTGGTTACCATCACCATCAACAGAATATACCAATTCTCTTAATTTTCTTGGAGCATATATGTGGCAATACTGCATGCCAAAATCTTCGTTCGTCCCCGTTTCAATTACCGCATCATCATCACCGAGAGCAAAAAGATATTTTTGGAATAGATTAACTCTCCATGTTTGTAGTTTTGCTTTTAATACCTCACCATCACCTGGATGAATGATATTAATACTGGTCGTGCTCTGTACGTATCCTGCACCAGGTTCAATAACTTTAACTTCAGTCAAAGTACCATTGTTCAGTATTGGAGTGACAACAGCACCAAGACCTTCTCCTATAATTGAGATATCTGGAGGGGAGAGGTATTGTCTACCAGAATTTAGTACAAGAACTTCCTCTATTCTTCCGTTGTTAATAATTGCTTGACACTGTGCATCCTCTCCAGGGACTGCTATAACAGAAGGAGATCTATCAAGGTTTAAAACTTCGGACGCGCCGTAACCGACACCACCATGTGACAAATTAACTGATGTAATCTCTCCTCTAAAGATTGGTTGTAGTTCTGCCTCAAAAGTTTCTAAACCAATAGAGGATATGCCAATCTGGCCAGAAATTGTTACAGAAATGTCAGGATAGTTAAAACTATGTGTTCCAACACCTATGGATTCTAAATCAATATATTGATTGGTTTCATAGAAAGTTTTCTTCGTTGCCGTAGTCAGTCCGACATTTGCTAATCTAAATTTACTATCGTCTAATTTAATGACATAATATTGACTACCATCAGTCAAACCACTAACGGGAGTTGACCCAGCAGTGTATTTTATTAACTCACCAGATTTATAATCATGATTTTTAATTTCAATGCAATTTTGTGAGGTGCTTACACCAGTCAATGCTGGAGCAGATCTTTTCTTATTTTCATATCCAATACCACCAGAAATAACTGAAACGGATTCTACAACTGATTTTTTATTTACAGTTTGGAAACTATGGGTTCCAGATCCATGCGATAGTAATACTACAGTGTTAATTCCAGATATAACATCAGCAAGACTATTATGTAATTTGATTGTAGTATTATTAACGGTTTTGGCAAAATACTTCGCATCGGTTGTTAATCCACCAACACCAGGCTGACTACTGGTCCTATAAATGACATGTTCACCATCTCTAAATTTATGGAAGGTTGAGAATCCAATTGTAGAGGTGGCACTACCGGTGCTAATACCAGCAGATGCTTTATCAGAGAAGAATGAAGCTGAGTGATCAATCAACTTCATATTTGCTCTAGCAACTGCCCCAGAACCATTACCACCAGTGATGTTAATGATCGGATCCTCATCATAATCAAATCCTGGATCAGAAACCCTTATATTTTCTAGGGAACCAGAAACAGCGATGTTTCCGGTGGCACCTGTTCCTACTTCATCACTAATGAGTAGATTTGGTGGATCAATAATATCAAAATTTTGTCCAGAAGCAAGAACTTCAATGTCCTCAATCTTGCCGTGATAAACAACATCAGGTGCCTTATAATTTAATATCTCAACACCATTGACGAGAATTCCAGTAAATCCAGGTTTTGTTGGAGTTAAAAATCCGGTATGCTGAGCACGTTTTGGAATCTCTCTTAAAAGTTTTTGTCCCTGTAAGTCCTTTCCTTGGAAAACAAATGGTTTTAATGTATTATTAGTTACTGTAACAGAACTCTCAACATTTACAAATTGATTATTGTAAACATCATTCCTACTCTTTGCTAATTTAACACTTGAATCAGATAATCTCTTAACATAGTACAAACCATCCGGGAAGTTAGCACCCAATGATTCATTTCTAAGTTCTCTTACCTTACTTGATCCATCATAATCAATATATGCTTCTGTTGTGATTCCTGCCGAATAATATACAGCATCTCCTGAATGAAAATTATGTTTTGTTCCAGGAGAGATAACTAACTCCTCCCCTAAAAATGTTCCAGAGAAAGTGACTGATCTATCTGTAGCATTAAGTCTTGATCCAAAATATGAAGGTATGGATGAAGATGCTACAAGGAAATTATCTGGACTATCAAAGACAGCCTGGACATTTGCTTGGTGTAACTGAGCTGAGGGGAAATTAGCAGCATCACCACTCAGTACGACTCTTGCGATATAGTATGTGACATTAGGATTTAAAGGACCAGATCCTTTTATGGAGATTGATTTTTCAGAGTTAACCGAATATACCACACCTCCGGCAGCGATGACGCCATTAAGGGTGACTATATTGATTTTATCACTTTCTTTAAAAAAGTGTTTCTGATTTAAAATTAATTTGTAACTATTATCAGAGGAGTCTAACAGCGAGAAAGAATTAACAAGATGATTGGATGCAACGTTATAGATCCAATTATTAAATCTGAAGTCATCTTTACTATCGCCCAGAGTTTTAATCTGTGCAATATCCCCATCTCTGAAATTCTTGGTATCTGTTGGATATACGAAATCACTGATAACTGAATTAATTCTTACTTTAATAATCTCTTCTTGATTACGGAAAGATCTTCCATAAGCAAAAGTATTGATACCGATGGTTGCAGCATCAGATATCGTTCCTGTAATATTACTACATCCAAAAAACTGAGTGAAGTTTTTTGAGGTATAAGATACGATTCCAATTGTTTCATCATTATAAGTTACGGTCAATTCTCCAGTTGTTCCAAAACCAACAGTGGAATCAACAAAGAGGGTGGTTTCTCCAGCACCAATCTGTCCGATTATTCTGGTTTTAGGATGAATTCCAAATGCTCCACGAATCGCACCCTGAACCTCAACGTCCCTATCATATCCACCATCAAGTCTTAGTTTATAAAAACTACCTGCTACTCCTACTCCTGTTCCGATACCTACATCAAATACCTGAAGTTTTTCTACTGAGGTAATCGGAGCATATGCCTTTACAAGACCAGCATCATCATACTCATCCTGAAAAAGGGTTGCTTGCTCAAGGTCTAAGGGATCACCCTCATAAGACTCAACAACCAAATCATTCGTAATTCTAAAATCAGAGTTTGATGGCGTAAAGAGAAATTCTCTTGGTTTGACTACGGTTACGTCCTCATTATATAAAGCTCTAAACAGGATTTTAAATGAGGCGTCGGTTCCCCTACTCAGATAAAAGTCTTTAGACTGTTTAATGAATAAATTTTGATTTAATTCATCAACTAATGGTCTTTCGTCAAGAAGGGGTAAAAATTGATGTTTTGTTTTTATTAAAAACTCTTTTAGGAATAAATTGCTCAGGTTTACAATCTTAACACCTTTTTGGTGCTCTTCCCTTAGTGATTCGGTAAATACTAATCTTTCTTGATTTGCTAATTCTTTTTGAGAGGTAGTTCCAGAGAAACCTCTAATACAACCAGTAAAGGATGATTTTGTTTTTCCAGTATATGTTATAACTTCATCATCAATTTGAATTAATCCATAAGAATCCGGGAATCCATCAGTTCCCGTTCTAGTTTGACCGAAGTCAACACCTATGGTCGTGTCATATTCATCAATGTCGTCTAACAAAATAACAGAATCATTGAGACCCGTTGTTTCGTCAAGTTTAATATAACGATCAATATTTTGAATCAAATCAGCAGGAGCACCCTGAAATTCAAGTGCCTGATAATATGATTTTAAAAATTCAGAAATAAGGGGGAACTCATCCCTAACATAATTGGGGAGCTGGTTCTGAACTATGTTGTTAAACTGAACTCTTGTTTCTGACATTTTTTATATTAGTAACCTGATGAATAACCGCCGCCACCGCCGCCACCGGAAGATGGAGAAGGGCTAGGTGATGGTGTTGGTGATGCTGCAGAACCTGCGGTGGTCCCTCCAGTGGGTGTAGGTGTGGATGAGGATGTGCTACCTGATACGGTGGCAAGCGTTGTATTACCAGTTGCTGTGGTAGTGGTTGTCGTCGTGGAGACTGGAACACTACCCCTACCACCAGGACGTACTAGAACGCCATTTGCATAACTTGAAGATACTATGTAGTTAGACGCTGAGGGATCAACCCCAGAAGCAATTTCATCAGTTATAGTCTCAAAAGTGCTATTCGCAACATCTAACTGTAAATAGAGATCCTGTAATCCAACCACATCATTTGAAACTGGACTACCGGATATTTCAATAATTGTTTGACCAGTTTTTGTTTTACCTGATAAAACGTTTATTGGATTCAATGTCAATACACCCCTCTTGTAATCAATCGTTCCAATGTTCCTTCTAATAATAGTAGGACTTGATGAATTTATGGATGGTACAGAGAATAGGAATAATTCACCTGTTTCTTTATCCGTATTTGGTAAATCTGAAATATAAACGTCAGATCCGATACCATCAACCCTGAACGCAGAGGTTTTAATATTATATCCACTCATTCTCTTAATATAGAAAGAGTTTCCAAAACCAATTTGATATTCGACTAAAGCATTCAATGCTACTCTTAAATCACGTCGCATCTGAATAGTTGTAATATTAGATGTAACAGATTCATGACTATCATCAATTACTTTCAAGAATTTACTATACTTGAACCTTGCTCCATACTTATTTAACTCCGTTGATTCAGAGTATTTTGTGATATTATTTTGAACCAGTGTTGACACCAATTCTGACGTAGTTGCCAGATTTGTGTTGTAATATATCTTACTATCGCTCTCAAGATACAGATATTTCAGATCAAGTATCTCTGGTACAATACCAGCAACAGAATATTTCTTTAATCTTGTTTTTATATTCTCTTTAATCAGGTTTGGCAGGTAATCGCCAAAGGTTGGTTTGATACTGATGAAAACCTTTCCATATTGGGGAGGAACCAGCTCCTCACCACCAAAAACTGAGATGGATTCCGTTTCCGGGTATATTTTTGCTGGAATAAGTGTTTCATAGTCATTAGAAGTCAATGCCCTGTTCTGTGTGGCATATATTCTTGGTGCGAACTTCTTAATTGACTCAACCGTTTCAATATTCTCACCACCAGAGGAAACAAGACCCGTGCTAACGAGTGATATTCCCGAGGTTACATTAAATTCGACCCCATTCCTATTATATACCACCCTACCGGCAAAACTGAAGTTTGAGACGCCATTTGCGGCATCACCATTACTTACGATGTAATTTGCGGTAATATAGTTACCTTCCTCAAGTGCTTTTCCAAAAACACCGTCTCCGAAAATCAATTCATATCTCTCATCGGAGATTTCCTGAAGATAATAGACTTTTGATTCCGGGTTAACATCAAAAAGACTATCCTGAAGGGAATATTTTGCTCCTACCGTGGCAAATTGATTATTTTTAACCGTAACACGGATTAATTCAGTATCAATACCAGCATTTGGTAAAATATACTTCTGATTTAAGTTTGTAGAGGATTTTGTAAAGTTCGACTCTAAAAGAACACCCTCATAAATCAATAAATCATCAAAATTCGCAACACCGCCAAATGCGGGGACGGTTACATCCTCTAAAATCGAATATATGAACGATTGTCCGGCAAAGTTTCCAGAAGACGATGCTACAACACCTTTTTTAAGTGTAATTGTTGATGGTGCCGGAGATACGTCCGAAACATCAACACTAAAACTGATAGATGATAATGCCGACTTCCTTGATCTAGGAACATAACCAATATTTCTTGCGAGGGCAACAACATTCTCCCTTAAAGTCGCACTATCAATAAAAACCTCATTCGCAACCATGTTTGCGTTGTATGAGGTAATATATGTGTTGTATGCCAAAAGGTCTAGGATCGTTGAAAGGTTCGATCCTTCAAAATCATAATCCGTAAAGTTGGAATTTGACTTTAGATACTCTCTAAGTGATGTTTTAATCTGGTCAAAGTCCAGATTGGCGAAATTTACTAACTGCATGTTACCTTGTTGGCTGCAAGACGAATTCTAATTGCTGTGCTGGTATATCCGCACCGATAATGTCATATACGATTTTTACATCAAAAGCATTACCCACAAAATCGGGTGTTGTTTTCACCGACCTTAATCTTACCCTTGGTTCAAATCTACTAATCGAGGATTGAATCTCATCCCTGATATTAGATGCTGTTAGGTCATCAAGATTGTCAAATAACAACCTTGATACCCTTGAACCAAAACTTTCATTAAAGGGTTTTTCTCCAGGAAAGGTAAAAACTATATTTTTGATTGAACGGGCAATCGCATTCGCATTTTTGAGCAAGATTAAATCGTCATTCAAGGGATTTTTCTTGAATGACATACTCACATCTCTAAAACCCTGACTTACCCTTTCTAAAGGCACAATGATACGGCAAATATAAGTTATTTATCAACGAATTCGTTAATTATATTTTCATATATCCTTACCAAACGGTCCACCTGCTTCTTTTCTACCCCAATATGTGGGTTTTTGAGGCAGGATAGTATACATTCATTGTCAGTGATGGATGGTTTGATGGTAAATCCATGTTTATCCACCCTTGGTATCACCTCTTTATCAGTCTCATGGATGAATTCACTCATCTTAGTCCTCGATCAGGATTGATTTTTGAGTTGCGGGGTCCCAGATCTCAGATTCCTTGACCTTATCGGTTTTTTTGGGTGTTAAATCGTCATTTGAGAGTTCACGGAGCATTTTTTGATGCTGATCATTTGCTAGGTTGTCTAAAAAGTCGTTCATTTTTCTAAAAAAGGAGTGTGATCGGTGATTTCTCTAAATCTTTCGTTTGTGGGATCGGTTTTTTCCTCAATTTCGCGTTCCTGGGCTGTTTTCCAGAAATATTCGTCCTCACGACCCATCCCAAGTCGCTCAAAACCGTTCTCAACCTGATAATATTGGGTCGAAACCTTAAAATCAGGCATCTTTGGATCAACAGGTGTCAGACTATTGTCATAGATCCGCATCCTATTGTTAGGATACAGCGCATATTGTCCATTTTCAAGTTCGATCAGGTTATGTGACTTGTGTTCTGCTGGATTTTCACTCGTCGCATAGTCAACCACCTCAGGATCCTGATGATAATTGTCAATGGTACAGATATATGTACCCTTCTGGGTGCCAAAGTCCCTTGTATACAACTCATAATCCATCGAACCGATGAATTGCTTCGTGATCGATACGACCCCGTAATCCATACAATTCCAGAATTGGAGGTTAGGTAGGTTCATATCAGGTGAGGGCGTCTCAGGGGCGCTTACGAAGGCACTGATAGGCAATTTATCATACATTGCCGCATACTCAGGTAGATAGGTCTCAAAGTAAAAGGTACGTCCCGGTATCGATTTACATGATACCCAGACACCCTTCACAAATTCACCGTGACCTGATTGATGATCGGTGAGATATTCCTTACGAACCCAGACCTCAACCGATGGGAGGTTACAAATAAGAGCTGCCATATAAAATAATCAGTTAGTATATCTATAAACTAAAAATGCCCCTAGAGCATTCCCAGGAGCATAATCATAAAACATAATATGGTAAAGGAGATTATAATCGCGCAACCGATAATTAATCCCTTATACCCCATCGCATTATCGCCCTTGTCCACGATACTTCTTCTTACGTCCATTGCGAGAGGTCGCGGATAACAAAGTATACTGCGAGCTACCCTGCCGGGTCTTCTTGGGTTTCCCCTTCACATAACCGCCGTCCTTTAACATCATAATTCAGTCCTCCTTAAATAACGCGAGTTTTTTCGTGGCCAACCCTGATACGAGGATCGCACCAGATCTCAAATCCTTCCTCCTTGGCATCAAGACAGAATGAGACATCCTCACCACACATGTCCTGTACATCACCACTCTCAAAGACCTGCATCTTCGGAGCAAACCAGGGATACTCAAGATTCTCAAAGACACCGTTCTTGATCAGTACCCATCCAAATCCGGTATAATCAACCGTGAATGGTTTCCGACGCTTCTGAATGGTCTCCACGGTCTCGTGATTCATGACCCCACCATTCTTACGGAAGTCATCCTCCTCTAACCAGTGTGCGACAGAGGTCGTGTGACCATCCTCAGTCGCATACCATCCTGCCACAACCTGCTTCTCCTCCCCCTTACCTTCAGCAGGGATTGCCATATCACATAGTTGCCAGAACTTCTCAGTGTTGAATACAATATCACTATCAATCCATAACTGATAGTCGTATTCCAGTTTGCCATCCCAGGGAACCTGTTTGGGACCGCGAAGGACATTCGCACCCAGAACCTTACACCGGGCAAAGTTAACCATGCTTGAATAATCCTGACTGATCTGAATGCTCAGTCCACTTTGTACCATATCAAAACAGAGTTGAACAAAGTTCTTCAGAAATACAAAGGAACATCCCCGTCCAGGAAGACAGAACACAATGGTCTTGCCCCTCATCCTTTCCTTGATTGCAGGAATATCCCACTCTGCTTCTTGCTTCTTCTTGGGCGCATTTGCCTTTACCGTAAATCCTTTAGCCATAGTTTGAATCAACCTTCAGATCAATTATAACAGTGTATGTATGTAATGTCAACCAACGTTTCGTGATACTCAACAAGAATGGTCGGTGCCTGCCGGTAGACCATAGACCTCCTCATATGACAAATCCTCAAGTTCATAATCGGTCCTCATTAGACCAACCATTCCCTTGAGGGTTTCCCATGTCTTATAGAATTGTTCCTTACTTAGATTGTTATATAAACACTCATCCTTAGCATAGATGTGATAAACGATTGTCTCACTCTGTTCAACCTTTTCCAAAGTTTTTACCTCCGGGAATTTTTTTTCTGGACGGGAATTTTTTTTTTTCGTTTTATATCTATAGGTCGATTTGTCACCTCTGTAGGTTACGGGGACCCATTAATTTTATATCACGCCCGCCGCCGATATAAACGAACGCCCCATAATAACTGTCTGTTCACTGATACCCTCCTCCATCATATCACGGAGGCAAACTGATGTCAACCCCCGTGTTATAAAGTATCACTAATGAACTGCTAATCTACCATCTGACAGGTGTGCTCAGGTCCTCTACGTAGCTATCAATCACATGCTCAGATCCTTCCAGTTCAAACAACTGATGCCAGTCAATCTGATGGGGGTTGAAGTCCTCTAAGGTCTCCAATTCTAGCGTAATTCTATATCGCTGCTTCTGTGCCTGACTGATAACGACTGACATAGGACTGACCCCGTGAGTGATACTTGATTATTATAGAATACCAGAGAGATTCTGTCAACCTGCTGTCAGGTATTTATAAGGTCGGTGTGTGTTTTTTCTTAAATCCTCACAGGACTGACATCGGGGTGCTTGACATTTCTGCGGAGTGGTGATAGACTGCTCGCCAAGATCACAAGACCTGAGTACATTAAAATCAATACTTTTCCACAATTAGGCATAGTTTTTCCACACACATTGTGGAGAACTATAAACAACGCATATACATTTAAAAAACCTTTTTTAATATAAAAAAAGACTAATCTTTATATATTCTACCAAAAAAGGGGCAAAAAATGCCCCTTCGGTGTCCCACTTACTTACTTAAACAAAAGAAGTTTAATGTCTTACTTAGGACAATTGACTATCACATATCAGACGCAATCACCTCCAGGATAGCAAGCAGATCATTGCCGTTATTCGCCACTTTGAGCATACCGATTGCGGTTTCTTTGGTCATGGGTTTGTGTTAGTTAAGGTGTGAAGGGTAAGCAGTTTAGAGACTTACTTAGGTCTATCAATTCATTTTAGGAAACTATCAATCTTCTCACCAATCGTCTGATTCCTGTTGTTAGCCGGTTCGATGATTTCGCTGGCACCTTCTAATACATTAGCGGTGAACTTTCTTGCGTCGGTTGACTGCCAGAGGAGGACGCCGATGATGATTACGAGGGCAGTTTTCATGAGGTGGTGATTAGTTTGTTTTGGTGTGGTGCTTATACTATGGGGACACTTTGAGCGTCCCCCCTTTGAGTGACTTAGGCGAAGGTGTAACCGTTCACAAAATCATCGCAGTTGAAGACCTTACCGGTGATGGAGGATTGTCCGATCAACTTTCTTACATACCACTTAAAGTCTTTCTGAAAGACTCCTTCTCCAGCAATACAAAACTCATCACAGAGTGCATTCAGTCTGCTTTTAGTTGTGTTAGACTGCCAACCACCATCATAGATCGTCATGCTATCATCACCAATCTCAGCAATCTTGTTACCGTGAAGGCGAACAATAGAGACGTTTTCTTCCTCGTTAAAGTGAACAGTTGTGTTAGCAGATGACCAGTTCTTTGACTGTTGAATTGCCTGGCACATTTGCTTTTCGATTTTACGCATGATTTGTTTGTTTGGGAGAAAAAATGTTTTGGTGTGGGTGCCGGTGTCTTGCGCGTCCCTCACACTATAGGAACAGTTTCAGCGACCCCCCTTCTATCCTCTTGCCATGCTCCCTCTGTAATCTCTCTTTCATCATCATATTCTGTCGAATAATATGAATCAAACTTGGACCAGGATTGACCGTTACAGAATGATGTTGTTGACATGTTTTGAGGTTGATGAATGACAAAAAAATCGGCGTAGCGTAACTCGGAAGAACTCGGAAACTATCGCAGTTCCTTGATAGTTTTTTCAATAGATTCGTTTCTCTCGTTGATCATCTCAAGCATGTTAGAATCTAAGAGATCGATCATTAGATTTGCCCCGAGGATAACAACAATGGCACTTAGAAAGATTCTCATTTAGTAGTGTGCCTCTGAGGTGTCAAGTTTGTCGGACCATTCTGCGATCTTATCATAACACTTTTTGTAATCTACAAAAGTATCATTGAAGTTGTCGAGAAAGTGAAAAGAATAGTTGATGCGATTTTCAGGAATTGAGAGATGATGTTGGAGTTTAATGTTCATAATCAGTTAGAATAAATGGGTGAGACGGTGAATCTTTTGTGTGGAATGTTTCTGAGTTGGATGATGGTCTCATCTACAACCCTTTCCATTTGATTGTGGAGTCCGTTGAAAGTCTTACAGCGTCTCTTTTTAACCTTGTAAACTTTGGTGGGTTGATCATCATAATCAACCTCGATTTGATAGAATCCTGTGTGTTGCTTTGGCATCGATTGATTGACTCTCATACTATGGTGACGCTTTCGACGACCCCCCTTCGACTCAGTTAAAGACGAGTCCGGCTATTTCACAACAATTGTGGGCAGATTCCCAGGTATCATAAAAAGAATCCCAGGCACTCTCGTTATCAACAAAGGAGGAGATATTGAGCATCTCACATACCCAATCGTGTGCCATATCACAGTCGGCATTTGTATCACTTACAAAGGCAAACATCTGGGACATTACAT